ATAAACTACTTCGTGAAGAGGTTGTTTAGTGCTTGTCTGCGCTGCCTACAAGAACTACAACCTTTGGCTCGACTTTCAAGATTTGTTTTGAACACCTTGTCCACAGCCCTCGCGGCGGTGTGGATTACATTGGCAACGTGATCCCCAGCACCAGCCCAGCATCTATCTGCTGGCTGTCTGTCGCATATCTGGTTTTCTACATCTTGCGCCAAGTCTGCTGGCACCTCAACCCCGTTTGACCTCATGTCCTTTGTGACGTTCTCAATGAGCTTGTTTAAGGATTCCCCATAGACTGTGGCGGGGAAGTCATTGTTGAAGCGATGTATCGTGTAACGATACCACCAGCCGCCTACAGGAGCGCGTCGAGGTTCTTTAAGTTTCATCTTGCGTTGCGCGGGAAGATAGGTTTTTATCGTGGCGTGTCAAGAAAAATTGTTTCTCAAGGTATTCGGAAATACGGGATGGTTTTCCCGGACAACATGAACCCGCTGGAGATTGAGCTTTTCTGTTACGCAATCACCCGTGGAAGCTATGGGAAGACCTACTGCGTAAAGAACAATATTGAGCTTGGCGACTTCAAGCTGCTCAGTCCATACGAACACTTCATCCAAGCGGTCCAGTATATGTGGCCAACCGATGTTGTCATCAAGAACAGAGGGTATACAAACACCCAGTTGTTGAGGACGCTGGAGGAGCTTTGCAACAATGATGACGTGGTTCTTGCTGGAGCCGCTTCAATGGGCAAATCGTTTCCTGTTGGTCTGTGGGTTTACTTGGACTGGTGCGCCGCCCCGCATTGCACATCCGCTTGGGTGGCGACTACCACCCTTGGCGCATCCGAGGATCGTATCTGGGGTATCATCTCGAAACTCTGGAAGTGTGCGTCAAACCAGATCGGGAACCTTGTGGACTATCGGCACATGATTGTCTGGGGTGGGGCGTCCGGCGATGATGAGAAGGACTACCGGAATGCGATCAAGGCTATTGCGTTCCCGCCGGGGTCCGAGGGTCAGAAGGCAATTGATACCACCCGTGGTCGGAAGAACGATAGGATTCGCGTAGCCTTGGACGAGTTGCCCGAAATGGAGATGGGCGCGATCAATATCAGGCAGAACCTTTCTTCCAACGATGACAAGGTTTTCATTGGTATCGGTAACCCGAGCGCGGGCGACAATCCACATACAAGGTGGGCGATGCCGAAGGGGCATACCAACTTCGATTCGGTCAATGCCGACATGGACAAATGGGAGACGGAGACTGGAGTTTGTTTGTTCTACAATGGGTGCAAGTCCCCGAACTTTGCCGCTCCACCGGATGAGCCTTCACCATTCCCGTTCCTCATGGACCGCAGGAAGCAGGCGGATATCCTCAAAATGTCCTATGGGGACGAGAACTCCGTGGACTATGTGCGTAACGCTATTGGGTGGTGGCCCAAGTCCGGGTTTGCCCAAACTGTCCTTACTGCCGATGTCATCCGAAATGCCGATACTTTTACGGAGCCGATCTGGGACTACAATGAGATTGTTCGCATTGCGGGATTCGATACCGCTTTCACGGCTGGCGGGGACAGGTGTGTGCTGACGATCTGCAAGCTCGGGTATGTCCGTGGCACTTCACAAAAGGTGATGTATCTGATGAATCAAGAAGTGATCCAGATTGCTGCTGGTGCCGCTGCCGAGTTTGATGTCCAAGTTGCAGCAAAGGTGGTTGATCTGTGCAGAAGGTATGAGGTGAAGCCATCAAGGTTTGGTATGGACGTAAGTGGAGACGGCGGGCGGATCGGGCAGGCTATCATGCGCGAGTGGATGCGGCATGACAAGGATGGGTCTTCCATCTCACTTATTTCCTCTATGGGGAAACCTACTGATCGTATCGCCGCCGATGTGGACAAGCGTCCGTGCAATGAGGTCTATGATCGCTTGATATCTGAATACTGGTATTCTGCGTTCCATGGATTCAAAGCGCGGGTGATTTATGGGGTGGACCCGGCTGGAGAGCTTGGGCGCGAATTGTGCCTGCGTAGGTATCGCTTAAAGAACAAGAAGATTTCCGTCGAAACAAAAGACGATTACAAAGCGAGAACTGGATTCTCGCCCGACTTGGCTGACTCATTCCTGTATAGCCTCGAAATGGCTCGCAGGAACGGACTCGTTTTTATCGGTAACGATAAACCTGTCCCTACTGATCGGTTCTGGGCGAGGCGCGAGAGGGAGGTCTCTGTTATGTCGGACGATGAATATTATATGTCCGATGATGACGGGGAGGATTGAGCGCAGTATCGAAGTAATGGGAAATTCGGTCTTGGCTCATGGCTCGGGTTCTGGCTCTGGGACTTGCGGAATCGGAAGCCCTAGTCGTTCGATCTCTGATTCACATTCCTCTTTTGTTCCGACAAACAAAGTGCCTTGCGTGGCAACGCTATCAGTCTGCTCAAAAATCACAATTTGGTCTTGCTCATAAACAAGTTTCCAACTTCCAACTGAATCATCGTATGACCAACTATTTTCGTTAGGTTGAATTATCATGGCGCAACTACTGAAAGGGTTGAGTTTGCCGAATTGTAGCTGGCGGTTGTTCCAACGGAGACGCCCGTTAGCGTTACCGAGGCGTAGGAGTTAGTTGTTGAGCCGGGGAAGAAACGGAATGTTGTTGTTCCTGATGGCGGGGCGACATTGAATGAGACGGATAAAGTGGAGGCACCGAATGTCCCAGTCCCAGTCGATGCGCCAGTTGTTACCGCGCGGGTAATTGTGCCTGCTGAAATCGTGGTCGCGCCGTTGTAGGAATGAGCAAGATTGCCGAGGTCAAGCGTTCCCGACCCGATCTTTGTCAGGCCCCCGTTGCCTCCATCGTTTGTAAATGCCACAGCCATTGTCATTGTCGTGGCACTTGCCGCTGAGATAATTGCGCCGCCGTTCTTAATAATCAGATTCCAAGTAACGCCTGCTGGTGTTGCCAGCGGAAAAGCTCTGCTTGTGCCCTTGTCTAAATCCAGCGTGCCGCCGTTAAAGTTAATCGTGTTCACTTGCGTCCTGCCTGCGGCGGGAGTGTTGCAGGTAATATGGTTGTGTTTTAGCGTGCCGCCATTAAGGTTTACGGTATTCGTCGACGATACTCCTGCCGTAGATGTGCCAAAAATCATGTTCGATTGATTTAGGGCTACGGGTTGGGAGATATTAAAAATGCCCCCGTTGATAGTAATCACAGAAACAGGATTTGGATTGGTTGTTCCATTCCCGCCGCCGCCAATGTAACAATTTGTCATTATGGCAGTCCCATTATTCATGGTGAAAGTATTGCTCGGCCCCGAAAACCAAAAACCACCATTTGTGGCGAATGTTCCGCTATTTAGGACAATCGTCCCAGACGCTCCCGTGGATTGGTTGTCTCCAATAAAAGCTCCACCAAACAGCGAGATGTTTGCCCCCGTGATTGTGAGCGTTCCAACATGTCCGGCACTTTGCGCAACAGTAAACCCTCGCGGTCCTCCCTGCGGCCCACTATTCGTTTGAGTAAGCGTTCCTGTAATAATGCAATTTGCTGGCGCAGTCGAACTGCCCTCGCAAATATGAAAATCTTTTGTTGAGGTTACATTCCCAAAAATCGTGAGCGTTCCGGCTGAATGCTTAAACTCATTTGCAAGTGCCTGAACACCGCCGCCAGCAGCAGTTCCCTCAATAAATGCAAATCCTTGACTTGTTGTAAACAAAGGAGTTGTTCCTAAATACGCTTTGATGTATGTGGACATTATTGCTTAATGAAATAAATCGTATTTGGGTCTTTAACTGGAATTGCATCGTATTCCGCTTGCGTTATTGCGCGAAGTGTATTTACGGGCGTTGTGTCAGTTAAAGTGTTTGTAACGGGAGGTTGAGTCCAAGAGGCGGTTGTTCCATCGGATGTTAGGACTGTCCTATTTGCACCGACCGATGTAAGTCCAGTTCCTCCATTGGCTACAGCTAGTGTTCCTGCCAGCGTTATGGATCCTGTGGTCGCCGTGCTTGGAGTTAGACCAGTGGTTCCAGCAGAGAATGTCGTAACTCCACCAGCGGTTCCATTGGATGCTGCCGTGATTCTTCCTTGTGAATCTACAGTTAGATTTGTGTTTGTATAACTACCCGGAGTTACCGTTGTATTCGCTAGCGATATGGCAGGCGTTGTTCCTCCAGAGGATACTATTGGGGCAGTTCCAGTAACCGATGTTACTCCACCTGCCGCACCGCTTGATGCCGCTGTTATTCTGCCTTGGGCATCTACCGTGAGATTCGTATTGGTGTAGTTGCCGGGAGTTACAGTCGTATTTGCTAGGCTTATAGTTCCTGTTGTGACAACCGGACCTCCGGTTAATCCGGTGCCGGTAGCCACATTTGTTACTGTTCCAGTTCCAGCGACAACCTGCCAGCTATTTCCATTCCATACAAAGAAATTATTGCTGGTCGTATTGAAGTATAGTGCGCCCGTTGCTGGAGTTGGTGGATCGGATGGAAATGCACCAAGGTATCTTGTTTGGAAGTCGTTCCATATTGCCTGCGATTGGTTGGCATCATCCTGTGCAGATTCGGCTGCGGCTTTCGCTCCAGTTTCCGCTTGCAACGATACGTCCATGGCTGCACACGCTTTCTTAGCGCAATCACAAGCCTTCCATCCAGTTGGATCGTATACAATTATTTGGGATTGTTTTTGCTTGTTGCAAGAATTCGCCATTTTCTTATGTTCACTTAATTTTTTTTTAAGTCAATAGGATTAGCAGGGACGGGTATGCATCCCCTTTTCAGGCGCCGGGTTTCCAAGGTTGCGGGGAATTCAACGGGTTTGCGTGCATGAAGCCCGCCATGCCCGGTTCCGCCTCCCGACCTCGATGTGGCGATCTCTCGCTCATCAGTGTCTCTCGTCTGCCTGCTAAATTCATTCCAACTCACCCTGCAATTCCATGAGGTTCGCCAATTCCTCGCTGAGTGTGATCTTGCAGTAGCTCCCGCCCTCGGGGGTCTTAAGCCCGATTGTCAGCTTCTTGATGTCGCTCCTCTTGATCCAGCAGTCCACCCAGTCTTGGCGGAATCTGATCTTCTGTGGGTTCTCGTCTGCTATGACGCCTTCGCAAGTGATGAGTGATTTGAACATTGGAATTCGTAGATTAGGTAGCCTTTTTCCC